ATGAAAACTTTAGGTAAATTAGGCTACAAGTTTAAAAAGATTAAAAAATGACCCAATATTATTATGAAAAGAATCAAAAGTTACTTGATTCGAATGTGAATGTGTCCTTTGATGAAATCTTGGCAATGACTACTGATGAGTTTCGTTACTGGGTTATTGACTTGCGTAAAACAGTTGTAGAATTATGGGACAAAGAAAACTTGCCTCCTAGAGTCGGTTACAACAAGAAAGATATCATCAAACAGTTTTCTGAGATGCCTACTTTCCCAGTTCATAAGTTTCTTGTAAAAGACCAACTTACTGGTGAACTTGACGTTATCAGAAATACTAGCGTAGTCGGTAATGCAGTCAATCAATGGTTTCCTACCATGATGAAGACTCGTATCAACTACACAAAGAATGATGACGGTAAATCAATCTATGATTACTTCGCAAAGCCAGAACTATTAGATACGTTTGTAACATATGCATCACGACACTTTAAACGTGATTCGTTCTATCATTATTCACTTGTAGCCAAAGTAAGCAATTTAGAATTTGCTAATGTATTGCCTGTTGCTGAAACTGGTAAACAATGGATACAAGAATTCGAACAGACATTCCGCAAACAAGGTAAGTATGACTACTGGTTACAATCAAAAGATATTACTACCGAATATGACGGATACAACGAAGAACTGAAAAATGCAAAATACCTTACAATCAGTAAAGATGAGATTACCGAACTAGGTGATTTAATACCGGCATTAAGCAAATCAAATCTCAACTTTGATAAGTCTGAACATGCAGTTATTAGATTCTACGAACACGGCCAGAAAGTCTTTCCAATAGGTTTAAAAGCGTTCAGAGTATCTTTCTGTCAGTATGCTGTAAACTTCCCGCCATTGACAGCCAAGTACTTGTATGAGCGTTTTACAGAGTCATTTAAAGACCAAGAACTGATTAAAATCTATGATCCATCTTCAGGATGGGCAGGAAGACTTCTTGGTGCAATGAGTATCAAAGATGATAGAAACGTTCTATATATTGGTACTGACCCAAATACAGACCACACGACAACAACTGGTAGAACTAAGTATGATGAGATTGCAGACTTCTACCGTAAAAATGTTAAAAAAGGTGGTTTGTTTTCACATCAAGTACAACAAACTAAAACTGAAATCTACCAATTAGGTTCAGAAGTTATTCAGTTTGACGAGAATTTTCAGAAACACAAAGGCACTATCGATTTAATATTCACTTCACCACCATACTTTGCTAAAGAGGCTTATTCAGAAGATCCTGAGCAGTCTTATAAGAAGTTCGGTCAATATGATGAATGGAGAGAAGGCTTCCTACGTCCTACACTAGAAACTGCTGTTGAATGGTTGAAGAATGATAGATATATATTATGGAACATTGCAGATGCAGTATTCGGTGGTGATATGTTACCACTAGAAAAAGACAGTCAAGATATACTAGAATCATTAGGAATGGTATATAAAGGTAAGATTAAAATGGCATTAGCACAAATGCCAGGTGGGAATCGTGTTGATTCGGAAACAGGATTACCCAAAGCAAAGAATTTCTGTAAGGTGAATGGTATGTGGTTAAAGTATGAACCGGTATTTGTGTTCTACAAACCGTAAGTGTACCGCAGAAATCATTGACAAATGTATTAAATAGTAGTATAATTGTCATACTCAAGTGATTGAGGTTTATTGTTATTTTTTTATTATAGGAGTTAGAATGACTACATTATCAGCAAAACAAAAAATGTTGCAAGCATTGAAAAACGAGCAAACTTTTACAGTTTCACAAGCAAAAGCACGTTTCGGTGTTGCAAACGTTCCAGCACGTATTGAAGAACTTCGCAAAGAAGGTCATTGCATCTACACTGGTAGACGCCGCAATAGTGAAGGCAAAACAATCAATTACTACACAATGGGACCAGCAACTAAGTCTCTAGTGCAGTATGCTTTGGCCGCTGGCTATTCTTTTAGCCGCCGTCACAACGGTTCACCAGTGACTGCCTAAGTTCGTAGGATGCCTTCGGGCATCCTTTTTTTTATTTGGAGAGCAAATGGAAATTTCAATAAAAAAAGAAGAGTTACAAAAAAAGAGTCTATTTGTAGCCACACCTATGTACGGTGGTAACAATCACGGGTTGTATGCAAAAGCCTGTTTAGACTTGCAAGCAATTTGTATGCAGTACGGAATTCGAATTAAGTTTTCGTTTCTCTTCAATGAATCCTTAATTACTCGTGCTAGAAATTATCTTGTAGATGAATTCTTGCATCGTTCAGACTGTTCACATCTATTATTCTTAGATGCCGATATTCACTTTAACCCACAAGACGTTATTGCAATGTTAGCAATTGACCGTGAAGTTATTGGTGCACCATATCCTAAGAAAGCAATCAAGTGGCGTTCAGTTAAGAAAGCCTTAGAAAGAAATCCAGACATTGATCCTCAATTGCTTGAGAATGTTACTGGTGACTATGTGTTTAATCCTGTAAAAGGTACTGCACAATTTAATGTAACAGAACCTTTAGAAGTTATGGAAATTGGTACTGGTTTTATGATGGTTAAACGTGAAGTATTTCCTAAGTGGGAACTCGCTTATCCTGAGTTCAGATACAAACCAGACCATGTTGGACAAGCACACTTTGATGGTACACGTTACATTCATGCTTACTTTGATACTGTTATTGACGATAAATCTGAAAGATACCTATCTGAAGATTATATGTTCTGTCAATGGTGGAGAAACATCGGTGGTAAAATCTGGTTATGCCCATGGATGAAAACCGACCACATCGGAACTTATCACTTCAAAGGTGATATGCCAGCAGTAGCAAACTTTGTTGGAGAACTGTAATGAAAACCGCCATTGATGTTGTAAAGGCTTCCCAAACAGCAACAACTGGCGGTCGTAAGTTTGACGGTAATAAACTAGAATATGGTTTGTTACCGCCTCTTGCCCTAAAAGAAGTTGTAAAAGTTCTTACTTTTGGTGCACAGAAGTATGAAAGAGATAACTGGAAACATGTACCTGATTCTAAACGCAGATACTTTGATGCAATGGAACGACACATATGGGCATGGAAAGAAGGTGAACAACTCGACCCCGAAACTGGTATGAATCATTTAGCACATGCAATGTGTTGCTTAATGTTTTTATATGAACATGATGTTAAATATTCCCTTGACAAAGAACATGAAAAAGGCTATAATTAACTTTTACATTATGGAGAACAAATGAAATTATCAAATGAAACAATAGATACCTTAAAGCATCTTGCTGGTATCAATCAGAACATCGAGTTCAAGAAAGGTAAAATACTTAAAACTGTTTCACCGTTGAAGAACATCATGGTCAAAACAACAGTCAAAGATGACTTTCCGGAAGATTTCTGCATCTATGATTTGAACGAGTTCTTAACAGTACATACCTTGTACAAAGATACCGAACTAGACTTTAAAGGTAATGATGTAGTTTTCAAAAGCGCATCAACAAAAAGCAAAATTACATATCGTAAGGCCGCAAAGAACAATATTGTTTGTGCACCAGATGGTGACCTAGAGATTGATGAAACTTTAGCAGAAGTTACTTTGACAGAAGACAATCTTAATTCTATTCTTAAAAGCGCACACGTACTAAAACATGATTCCATTACAATCGAATCTGACGGTACTAAAGTGTATGCAACTTCTTATGAAGAAAAGAATGATGCATCACATATCAACAAAATTGAAATTGCAGACTATGATGGTGAGGCTTTTAAAGCAACATTTAAAACTGAGAATCTTAAATTGATTCCTGGTAAATACGAAGTAATTTTTAGCGAGAACTTTGCCCAATTCACTAATTCTGCAATTGATTTAGTTTATTGGATTACACTTGAGTCTTGGGAGTAAATATGACTTTAAAAGTAAATACATTATACGGTACATTCGATGAAGAACAACTCAAAGACCTAAAAGGTAATATTGAAGAGATTGTTATTTGTATGACAAAGATACAAGCACTTAATGAATCTATTTCAGACATCATTAACTTATCTTTTGATGCTACAAAGATTCCTAAGAAAATCATTAAGAAAATGGCAAAAGTAAAGTTCAAACAAAACTTTAGTGCAGAAGTTGCAGAAAGTGCAGAGTTTGAAACCCTTTACGGTGCTGTACAGGAAGTAAAATGAGTCGTAGAACCTTTTTAAGAGGTTTCGGTTTGCTAGGGGTAGCAGTTGCGGGAGCATCTGCCGCCATGGCAAATAATGATCCTATTGTTGTTCCTGTACCGAAACCAATCAAAACTGACTTCGCACAACTTGCACCTTCAGATGCTGTTTCTGGTATCATATCTCTCCATTCTGACAATAGGTCACTGGAAGAAAAAGAAGCTGAATATAATAATTCACAAACTCATGGTATGGTTTTTGTGTCGAACGATTTTAAAGGAACAAACGAAGTACATATGGCTGTTGGTAAAGATGACAGATTGTGGCTTAAAATTGGTGATGAGTGGAAGCGTGTAGCACTTGATGCTTAATTTTTTATATTATATTATGGAGTATTTGAATGAAAGACCACATGTTATGGGTGGAGAAGTATCGTCCACATAAAATTGAAGATTGTATTTTACATCCTTCGATTAAAGAAACTTTTCAAGAGTATGTAAAAGATGGTAAGATACCTAACTTGCTACTTGCTGGCGGTCCTGGTATCGGTAAGACAACTGTTGCACGAGCATTGTGTGATGAAGTTGGTTGTGACTATCTAGTTATCAACGGTTCAGATGAATCCGGTATCGATACATTTAGAACTAAAATAAAGCACTATGCATCCTCGATGAGTTTTGGGGGTGGACGCAAGGTTATCATCATAGATGAGGCTGACTATCTAAACCCAAATTCAACCCAACCAGCGTTGCGTGGTGCAATGGAAGAGTTCTCTAAGAACTGTTCTTTCATCTTCACATGTAACTATAAGAACCGTATCATCGCACCGTTACATTCAAGATGTGCGGTAGTCGATTTTAAGACTAATGGTTCTAAGAAAGAACTAGCAACACAATTCTTTAAACGTGTAGAATACATTCTTGACGAAGAAAAAATATCATTCAAGAAACCTGTAGTTGCCGCTCTAGTTGCAAAATACTTTCCAGATAATCGTAGAATTCTAAATGAATTGCAAAGATATTCTGCTGGCGGTACTATTGACGAAGGTGTCCTAGCCTCTGTCGGTGAACTTCAACTTGGCGAATTACTGAAAGCATTTAAAGAAAAAGACTTTGGTGGTGTTCGCAAATGGGTTATCAGCAACTTGGATAACGATCCAACACGCATCTTTAGAACAATCTACGATACTCTTTATGACGAATTGAAGCCTAATTCAGTACCAGAACTTGTTTTGATTCTTGCAAAATATCAATATCAAGCGGCATTTGTTGCAGACCATGAAATTAATCTGATGGCTTGTTTTACCGAGATTATGATTAACATGGAATTTAAATAGGAGGAATATATCATGGCGGAATTAACAACTAAATTTAAAAAAACAATCGGAAATTATCAAAAACCAAAAACAGAATTGACGATAACCGGTAACAAAGTGTATCAAACACCATTGGATACTCAGTTTTGGTTATCAATGGAAGTAAATCCATTTCAGAGGAATACTGAAGCAAGACTTCAAAGGCCCGCTACATTTAAAAATTTGACTACTTTTCAACCAAGTCATATGTGTATTGCCATATGCGTTCTAACAAAAAATGCAAAATACCTTGAAAAAAATTACACCAAAGGTCAAGTTTTTCTGACGGACGGATGTACGAGACAATTAGCGTATAAACGTGGACACGTTAATATATTGCCTGAATATATGTTGGCTACAGTTTATGAAGTTTCAACAATTGAGGAAATGGAACAAATTTATAATCAATACGACAGTCAAGATGCTGTTGAAAGCACAGAAGATAAGGCTAGTGGTATTTTAAGAGCAATCGGCTATGAGTCGAAGAGCAAT